AATTAATGGTTCGAAAAGACGAAATACGTAGACATCGACCATTCCCAAAATCGAAAACGTTTCGACGCGCACATAAACCACAATCCCGGTTTAGTCGCAAATCCGATACCCGATTTATACGTGTTCCCGACGCGATTTTACAAAAAATATCGCAACCGAATTCGAGCGGATCTAATTGAATTTCACTACAATACTGACCGTTTCTTTCTTAATACATTTACACGCGGAAATCGACAATTCCTCCCGTTTTTTCCGGGTTTTATTATCGATAAACATTTGGTCTTCTTTATCCCCTTTCCCACTTTTCCGTTTCACCGAAGAACTATTGCGGGCATTCATGTCGGTCTCGATTGTATCGTAATGTTGTTTTATATAATCGACGATATTGTGTTCAATCGCCCACTTGAAAAAGTTCAATTGTCCGATGGTGGTTTCCATATATTTTTCGTCATCATACGGAATTTGGATTCTATCCCATCGACAAAAGGGGTCGAATCGCTTTTTACTATAGGCTTTTAGTTTCAATTTATAATCGTTGTATACCTTGAAACGCACCGTGTCGTCGGAATTCGGAATAGCGAGAGTATATATGGTATAATACTTTTTGGCATAATTGGTAACAAACCAATCGACAATACGCAACGATATTTTCGATTCGCCATTAATAATAAACATCATCTTATGAAGATTTTCGCGGTCTTTATAAAACTCCATCAAATTTTGTAATAATAAATCATTTTGCGTGTTTTGTGTAGCATAGGTCGACATTGTATATCGAGAATGTATTTTATTGTGTTTATATGGATTTTGGAATTTAGTTTTTTTTAGAGATAATTCAATACATGTTGTAAAAAACATCGCAAAAAGAGTATAAAGCCTTTCTGATATACATAGTATCTACTAGTGTTTATCCTATAAAAAATACGTAAAAAACCAACCATCTAACTAAAATGATAAAGTGTTTGGCAAAAGATCGCAACAACAACAATTGTCGCAACAAAACCGCGACGGATAACCATTTCTGTAAATTTCATCAATATATGAATGAATATACTCCCGATATGTTGGACCATTTGGAATTATGTAAAGGATGTAAAAAAATGTATTTTTTCGGAAATATCGAAACCAAAACATGTGAATCGTGTAGAACACGCGATAAATCGAAATACAAAAAAGAGGTAGTGTTATGTGGAAAAGAAGGATGTGTTTTCCAGAAATCATCCGAGAATCCGTATTGTGGTAAACATCAACTATGTGTGTTTGTGGACGAAACGACCGAAATGGGTAAAAAAACGTGTACGAATTATATTCGCGGATGTAAAAGTCAATTGGAATTGTCATATTTGTTTACCAAATGTGAATCGTGTTTAGATAGTGCGCGTATAAAAGATAAATTACGTCGTAAAAAAGCAACCGAAACACCTGCTACCCAAGAAACCGCAACGTGCACTACTTGTTGTAAATTATTACCGGTCGAACAATTTATCGGAACAAAAGACGAAACCATCATTACTAAAACGTGTTTGGATTGTCGAAAGCAAAACCAAATACAAGATGCTAGACGCAACAAAGAACATCGAAACGAAATCGCACGACAAAACATACATTCAAAATACACTCACTATATGAAGGACGCCTCTCGCAGAAACTTGGTATTCCAAATCACGGAAGATCAATTTACCGATATCATATACCAAAATTGTAATTATTGTGGTATCATCGAGGATATTGGGTTTAATGGTATTGACCGTGTAAATTCGGGAGTTGGATATGTTGTCGGAAATATGGTAGGGTGTTGTAAAACGTGTAATTATATGAAGGGTTCTTTAACGGTTGACGCGTTTTTACAAAGGGTCCATCATATACTCTCGGTACATAACGAAATCAAAGACGGACAATTGTTTCCTCTTGCGTTTGGTGATTCGAAAGGTGGTTCCTATGACCGATATCATAAAAATGCTACATTCCGCAACATTCCTTTTTGTTTATCGCGTGATGAATTCGACGAAATTGTCAAGAATCCATGCTATATTTGTAAAAAAGAAAACACTACGACGCATCAAAATGGAATCGATCGGAAAATAAACACGATTGGATATACTGTCGAAAATTCCAACAGTTGTTGTGCCGAATGTAATTTTATGAAACGGGATTTCGATTATGATGTAATAATGGACAAGATACGTTTTATTTATGGAAATAATATGGAGTTTGACGCAACATTAAAGAATCATATGTCAAACAAACGATTTACGAATGTACGAAAACCACAAAAATAAATATAAGCACGTCCGGTTTGCCGTTCTATGGAGTTCTTCACATATAAAAAATAAAAATGTATTTTATTTTTTATTGGGTTTTTATTTATTTTATATTTTTATGTTCGTTTTTATTTTTGGTTTATTTGTATACTTTTATAATGATAACAACGAGATTGTGTATTTTACGAGCGTGAGAGAAGCGCGTTTAATTACTGTAAGCGACGCCTGCCCTTGACTACCCCTAAGTTTCCCTAGGGGAATGGACTGTATCTTAACCCGACTCAGGTTGCTTAGACCTTCATCATCGAGCGACTACCGTTCAGTCTCTGACGGCCAACCATAGACTAGCAAATCGTCTTTAGGTTGTAACCATGCGGATTGCCCAATCCTTCAACATTATTACCATACACGAGTTCTATTCTCGTCCATGTGTAGGTTTCCCATACACACTTGGTAGTTGAGGCTCTAAGGGGTTCCCCGAACAACAAGTAATCTTGCAAGGTTCTCGAAACCTTACTAACAACTGACCGATAAAACAGGGGTCAAACCGAAGTTTCCACATACAGGGCCTGTATTGTATGTGGCGGGTTGTTTTTCTGCACAATAGCGATTAAATTGAATTAAAGAAACATAAATATAACTCAAGATAATTGCCTCTATGCCGCTCATAACACGTAACACGTTGTAGTTGACTGCGTAAACACGGACCTTAGCAGTTTGAGTTCCAGAAACAGTTGCGGAAGAGAGAACGAGTTGGAGAACAGCGTTATCAATTCTGGAAAAGTTGCAGGTTCCACTGGGTTGGTGTTCCTCAGGTCGGAGGGCGAAGGAGTAGACGTTGATGCCAGTATCGGGAGCACGGGTGTGGTGCTGGAAGGGTTGGACAACGTCGAAGTATGAGCCTTCACGTTCAGAGAATCTGTCCTGGCCGTTCAACTGCAACTTGGCAGTGACGACTGGGTTCTCACCCCAGCAGTGCATGTCGAGGGCGGTCTCAGCAAGAACGAAGGTTCCGGCATCAGAGACGTATGAGCCTGATTCGGAACCTCCATTTGGTCCACCAAAGCCCCAATCATTAGCCTGGTTAAGACCGCTGTTGATGGTGGTACTAGTACTGCTGGTAAAATCAATAGCGTTGGCCATTTGGAAGAGACCAGAAGCACTGATGAAAGCGTTGGAACCAGAGGTTTCAGCGGGTCCACCGAAAGCGTGGATGGCGTTGGGAAGAGCATCGATGGCATCAGTGTAGTTGAAGGGCTGAGCACCGAGGGTCTTGAAGAGGGTGGTGCCACCAGTCAAGGAGTCGCAGTAGTCGACGTTGGCATCGGGTTGGACAACCCAGATGAGTTCCTTACATGGGTGGTTGAAGTTGAGCTTGATTTTGTTGGATGATGATCCGACGGATTCATCACCAGTGAACTGGAGTTGTTCAATCAAGTATTCGTGGGGGTTCTGGGCGAATTTTCTGCGCTCATCAGTATCGAGGAAAATGTAGTCGATGTAGAGAGAAGCAGCAACAAGGGATTGTTGGTAAGCAGCAGCAACAGATTGGGTACTGGCAGTGGCAGAAAGGTCTCTCACAGCCCACAAGCACTCACCGATAGGACGGAAGTCAATGTTGATTTTAACTTCGTGGTATTGGAGAGCGATAAGGGGAAGAGCCAAACCGGGGTTGCGGCAAAACCAGAACAACAAGGGAACATAGAGGGTGGTCTCAGGGAGGGTCTTGCGGGGAGCGCAAACCTGGGATGGGCCACCAGATGAGGCACATGGACCGTTGACTTCAGCGAAGGCATTATCGGTGATGTAGGTCAACTGGGTGGTGTGGCCGATCATCTTGTGGTATCCCTTCTGTTGTTCAGAAGAGAGAGTGACCTGGTTCCAGATGTGCATCCAGTCACCGTATTGGCGGTCGATTCTCTGTCCACCAATCTCGACTTCAACCTGGGCAATCAATTGCTCACCAGGGAAATCCAACCAACGGGCATAGACAGTGCCAGTGGTTCCTTTCATCTCCTGGTTGATTTCAGGAAGAGTGACCTGAAGGTAGGTGCGGTAAGCCAAATCACCGTTTCTGCTGATGGTGCAGGTAACACGGCGACCAAAGTCGGCTTGTCCAGAGAAGGTTTGCTCAATACTCTCCATAGCAAAGTTGGTGTGTCTGCGGTATGAGACTTTCCAGAAAGTGATCTCAGGGGTTCCAGTAAGGAAAACGTCTTGTGCGCCATAGGCGACTAATTGCATAAGTGCTCCTCCCATTTCGGTTCTTTTTATATAATATCCCTAAATATTTTATTTTTGGAGAAACTGCATTTTTTATTTTGGACATACGACCATATCTACCTACATCGCCGAAAATATTATTATTTTATTCATTAAATCGCCGATCATTATTGTAGGTATATGTCGAGACGCACACACAAACACGTTTTATACAAACTCCTTCGAACAAAGTTCTCCGGAATACTTCACAATAGTTCAAACATTTTTGTGTGTATGTTTCTCTGCAAGCAAAAAACTCGTATTCGACCCAAATACCATTTATATAAATAAAATATATCGATTTATGCCGGGGGGGTCATTCATTCAAATGCCCACAACCGCAACAACTACTCTCGAACAACCCGACACAAAAACACTACATCGAATGACATTCATTTCAAACGCTTTAGATAAAGGATGGTCGGTGAAAAAACGCAACGATTCCTATATTTTCACAAAAAAACACGAAGGGAAACGGGAAATTTTCCAAAACAACTATTTAGACACTTTTATTGGCGAAATGATATAATTCAACGAACATATATAAATACTCAACAAATGTATTCATATATGAGTTCCGCTAAAAAAATCGCTGAAAAATCCATTGTAAATACCATCGATGAAAAACATACCGAAATGTTGAACCATTTTCACGATATTGAAACCAATACTTTACCCAAATTAATCGCCGAAAAGAATCGATTAAAACATCGACTCTCGAAATTAGCAAATACCAATATCGATTTAGAAATGGAAATCAAAGACAAGATTCAATCCATACGCACCAAAATCGCGGCATTGAAGACCCAACGCACCAATTATTTACTCGATAATTCGAAATACATTTTCCAGTATTTTGAAGATAAAAAAAAGATATCGAGTGGCGAAAACAATCAAAATACCAACGCTCTCAATTCCTTTTTCAAAATCAAAGCAACTACCGAACAGCGATCCAATATACAAAGCGAAAAATATACGTCATCCAAGAAAGCGCTACAATTGTACTGGAAAAATGTCAACAATGAAGTGTTTAATATTCACGATTTCGTGATTCCATCCGATATTTGCGAATCGTGTTGTGCCGGCGAATTGATACCACAAGACGAAGAAGGTATTCTCATTTGTAATAACGACCGGTGTGGCAAGTTTATAACCCATATTGTCGATAGCGCAAAACCTGCCAACAAAGAACCGCCGAATGAAGTCTCCTATACGGCCTATATTCGTCTCAACCATTTCAAGGAAATACTCTCGCAATTTCAGGCGAAAGAAACCACGCAAATTCCCGACGAAATAATCGAACTCATCCGAAACCGTATCAAAAAAGAGCGTATTACGGATATGTCTCTTATTAATTACGACAAAATG